ACCGGAGACAGGAGGGTAATCTGTGCCGGTACCGTAGTATCGTGACCATGCTTCTTCTCGATACCACCAATCACGTCCATCCCATGTCATCTTCAAATCAAGGAATAAACGTTCCCAGTTGAGATCATTACCTATCTCCTTTATGAACGTCGCCTGCAAGTCTTTCAACTCCATGGGTAGTATGTTTTCCGAGTCAGGTAACGTACCGGCAGCAACACCTGCCTTAACCGCAGAATTATACAAATCCATGAAGGATGTGTTTCTCTTTACTGCAGGAGCATCCTTGATGAGAATCTCGAAGTGTACTCGGTCGAAGATGACATGATCGACCAATGTCGGGTCGTAGATGCCTAGTGTGTCATGTGTGTAGTCGCTACCACTGCCGCCATTGTATGAGTAGTCACCCGGCAATCCGTTGCGGTCGTAGACCCATGCATCAGACCAGAATGCGTACGTGCCATTCGGGTGAGTGTAGAACGTGGTGAAGCCGTGCACATTCATGTATGTGTCAATCAGAATTGCGTATCTGTTCCATCCCCACTTCGGGTTGTCGCAGAACAATAGGTTGCGAAAGTCGCCATTGTGTGAGAACAACCACTTCTCGGTATCGTCACCATCAGCAGGATAGCCGGGTGGCGATCCTGTAGTTTTGTAGAGAACATGATCGCCGTAGAAACTCAAGTCGGTGTCGATCACTGCAAACCACATGTCGTACCAGAATGTCGATTGGTACGACCACCAGTTGCGGTAGTTGTTGATCGGGGTATCGACATATCCATCCTTCGGAGTTGTTAGTGGGATAAGCTCACCACCAGTACCGAAGGTTGCAGTAATCGTCGCATACCCATTGAGCGCAGCCTTTGCATTTAGCGCCAGCTTCGCACTGTCAGGTGTGTTCGGTGGAAATAAAATCTCCTTACTTATTCCATTGTGAATGATCCACGCGCCGAAATGATGTGTAGTGAATGTCAGAGCAGTTGCACCACCATCTACGTAACGCCTGTCATTCGTGTAAAGATCGAGTCGTGTTACAAGCGATAAGGTTGTTAAGTCGATGGCGAGTATCGGCATCGCGGGTATGCTGAAGATCACAACGTCTGGTGGGAGAGGCACCGCGAGAGTTGGCGAGGTGAGCGTACGGCACACCATGATGTTAACCGTCTGCGTTAACTGTCCCTTATTCCCTAGCGGCTTGATCCAACACTCGACATCGAATTCAACAAGAGTACCAGCAGGTACTGGCAAGTTAATGTTTGAGTTCTTCTTCACGTCGTACCAGACATAGCCAATGAACATAGCGCATCGGGATGCTGCATCAAGTGCCGTAGACGGACGCCGAAGCTCGTTAACCTTGATGGTTGCCCAATACTGATTCAAGTCAGCCCCGGTCAACGAAATTGTTATCTCAAGTTCCAACACCCCCGGCGCGATGAAGTATCGTTGTGGATTGTAGACTTGCGGTGAGAATGCTTGTGATGAGTTCGTTGACACACCCATCCATGACTTGAAGGTATCGAACTTAGTAGTAGTCCATGGGCAATTGACATTCGAGTCTGTCGCCCAAAAGGAAGGATCATTTTTGTATTCAGAACGCTCGAATGCAATCGCCGCACATTTGGTGCCGGTGTGGTTGAACTTCCAGTCATACTCCGGTTGATCCACACACCACTTAACCGTGTCGGGTGTGGTTGCATAGTAGTCCTTGGCTTTTTGCGCAGGCTGAAACGCCCATGATGGAAGTGTCGGCGTGATGCGTGTTACGTATATTTCCGGCACGTTCTGGTTCAGTGGGTTGTTGGTGTCAAGCGGCCCAATGGCATCAACAGGAAAGATAGCAAACTGGTTGAACGCATCCACATAGATTGCGAACTCACGATCACCGTAGGTTGAACTCGTCACTGTCTGCTTGCCGTTGGCGCGTGGCCAGTCGGCCGCACCTTGAATGTAAGCAGTACGCACAGGGTCAAGCTTGGTATTGTCCTGATAGGGTATGTCGTAGTTCACGTCACGCGTGATCGCGTTGGCACTTGGCCCTGACCCGGCATACGGTTGAAATGTATTGACCGGACCATCGGTGTTGCGAAGCATGACACCGGTCCACGGATGCGTAGGCGGGTATCCCTCGAAGAGTGTTTCCTTGGCGCGAACACGACCTAGTTTGAATTCTGTGTTGGGATAGGACACTGGCTCATTGACCAGTTGTACTTGGTACGGGCGATTTATCAGCGAGAGCTTTGTGCCATCGCTATCACGTTTCTGTTTGAGTATCGTGGATTTTGTTTGCAGTACACCTTTGTCGAGCCGCACATTGACACCGACCATGCACCCTTTGTACGTTTGAATACCAACACCATTCTGCGATGTCACATCCAACACAACCGGTTTGCCTGAAGTAGCGAACTCGAATGAGAACGCATCAGCCGCCATGATGGTGATGAACACCGACCGACCACGCAACTGAATGTCGATGTCGGCAATGTCTTGGTTGTAGTGTTCATGCCAGTTGCGCGTGCCTGTCAGATATGCAGTGCGAGCACGTGTACGCGCTCCACCTATGAACACGCCAAGATTCAAATCAAGCAACTTCACATACACGCGCAGTCGATAAAGGCTGTTGATCTGCACACCGGGGGTGGACTCGAAGTGATCGAGCCGATCCGCCTGTGTAATGAATGTCTCTTTCTGCCGTTGGTGTAGCTCGAAGAAACCTTCGCGGTTGGCGTCAGCCTTCTCGCGCCCCACACGGGCGAGGCGCATTTGCTCGATGATGTCGCGTTCGGCCATTTGAAAAAAAGGCGGGGACGAACCCCGCCTTCTCCTTACATCGCGGTCAACCCGGAGGAGTTAGACCGGGGCACCGAAATTGATCGAACCAGCAACCGCCGTACCGGCGATCACTTCGACCGTACCGAGTGTCACAAGCGATGTGACACCCGCGCCGAGATCGGCGTCGGCATCGACCGAGACTTGCGCCGAACCGAGCGGGCCAACCGGAGCGATGACAGCCAACATGCCGTCAGCAGCGGGCGTGATCGAGATGATGTCGGAACGATCCGTCGTCCAGACCGGCGCACCATCGACCAGTGCCGGATTGCCTTTGGCATCCGTGTAAGACAGCAAAGCGGTGACACTCTTGTCGTCAGGCAGTTGCATGGAAAAATCTCCTGTAAAGGACACAGCGAAGCTACCGAAGAGAAGCCGCACGGTAGCAAGCGGCAAGAACGGTTTTACACACTCGCAGAGTATCCCTTTCAGGATGTCTCGGAGAGCGCAGTAGTACGATGAATCGTGGCAGTGCCGGTGTTCTTTCATTTCATCACGCATTCCTCTCATGTCAATTTGTCGGCAACGACAGTGTGTACGTGTCTACGGTGTACACCGTAGACGCAGAAAAGCTCAACGAGGCAAGGTTCAAATCAGCCCCGGCCAGACCGACCGTGCCCTGTACCCGTGCTTCCGTTGTGCTCGACCCACCTGTATCACCCGCAGCCACAAGCCGATAGAACGTCGCCGTTCCAGTTCCAACAGCAGCATGACTCCACGTCTCTCCAAGATTTTTCGTGATCGCGCCACTCGCTGCCGCCGCAGCGAATGTAAGCCCAGTCGCAGTATTGTTGTTGCTATATGCGCACAACAATGTCGCACCACCAACAGACGCATCAGCATCTGCCGGAACTGCACCTGCGTAGACGTTGAGAAAGCTGAGATTGAAAACCGTCTTGAACGGACTCGTGTCGAGCAGCTTGTTGCGCAGCCCGGTACTGGCTTTGATGGCCATGAGCTACTCCTTATTGCGCAGGCTGCGTGATTGTTAAACTATCGCAGGTGTTCACCTGACCGTTGGTGATGTTCAGGTTGGTGAGGTTCAGTTCCGCACCACTCGTACCACACGTGCCATCGAGACGCGCAGCGGTCGTGGACGAGTTCGTCACCGTGTCGCCGGTCTGCCACAATCGGAACCACCCGGCCACACCATCAGTGAGACCGGTGAAGCGCCATGTCTCGGCCGCAGCCTTCGATAGTACACCCGCTACGGATGCGTCGAACGTCATGCCGGTGCCCGAACCGTTGACCGACACCGTGCCGAGCAACGTGCCCGTCGCCGGGTTGTCCGGTGAGGCCGGTTGCGAGCCAGTGTAGATGTTGATGAAGCATGACGCGAACGCGAGTTTGTAGCCGCCGCTACCGCCACCGTCGAGAATCTTGCCGCGCAATCCTGTCGAAAGTCTGAAGCTCATGTCCGCTCCTTACGTTGGTTGAACGGCGTACCGCCGCCTTGGGTCACTGTCAAAAGTTGCTTGCTGCCATTGTGGTAAATGAGTGCTGCAGTTGCGCGGCTGCCGGGTGCCATGGCAACATCCGCTTCGGTTAAGTTCTTGAATGGCGGCACAGTGCAGATGCCACGCTGTGTCCAGAACCATGCTGTGCCTTCCGGATCGACATCGCCTGCAGTGCCCGGCACAACGCCGTACATGGCGAGGTTCTCGAACTTGTCGTCGTCCGCACGCATCCAGATTCCCTTGGACGATCCGACGAGCAACCAGTCAATCACGCGCGAATAGACTTCCTTGGAAATCCACAGCATGAGCGACACACGGCCGGGAACCACAATGTAATCTTGGCTCATGTCGAACAAGTGGTAGGCGAATGGTTTGCTGAACCAGATCACCGATGTGTCCGAGTCTGCGAAATACTGCGACACATAGCAAACGCCTTTGACAAAGCACACCTGCTCAACTCCATCAGGTAATGGTTGTGTGTTCAACGTCGTGAACTCACGCCCACCACGCGCCGGATTGAACGTCAACGAAACGGTGGAAGCAGCAGAGTTGGAACTGGCGACAAGACGGAACACGGTCCCGTCAGCTTCGGTGGAGTACACGTTGAACTTAGAATAAGCTGTTGGAACGACAACCCGCACGAGGTTGGTAAGAGAACTTGCGGTGAGTACGAAGATTTCCGAGGGAGCGGACTCTCGTCCATCAGCAGTTTCGTAAGTGACACACACTCGGAAGGTAGCGGTGACATACGTCTCCCCCACATTGAACGTGTTCGTGACTGGCGCTGCTGCTATCGCAGCCACATCCGACAGCACGGGCGGCATGATCCGCCACGGCAGGTAATCGTAGTTGCGTGCGATCCCGGCATCCACGCCGTTCACGAAATACGCATCCCTATTGGTTGTGTCCCATGCGTAGGGATGATTCGATAACCCAGTGATGAGCACCTTCTTGTCGGTGGGCGACTCGACGTACTGCAACGCACCGTTGTCGATCACGTATAGATGCCCGACATTGCCGTAGGCCGACCACACGGTACCGGTGCTGAGATAGGGGGAGTACCCGTCGCGGCGCGTGACCTTCTTCGTGTCCGAGATGAACACATTGTCGCCGACGTACAACGCTTTGAGACCGATGTCCTTACGCGAGCGTGTGTTGACCACGCCGGTAAAGTCGGCGAACTTCACATCATCGGGCGTGATGCGCGGTTTCTGCTGCTGCCGCCACGGGCGAGTGCCTGACATAGCGGGGTTCCTCTTGGGTTATGCGGCGCAGTCTGCATCATCCCCGCCCGGTGTGCAATCTGCTGTAAGCACTGTTAGGTAAACTCGTCTGTTACCTCTTGCTCAACAAACTGATTTACATCAGCACTGGTGAACCAGAGATCGTGATCGAGCCGCTCTTTCTGGAATCGCTGCGTTACATCACCAACGTATCCCTTCATGGCTAAACCTAATGGGTAGAGGGTGCAACTATGTGTGTGTCCGAGCACACCCGGCACCATCGTCCCTGATCTACCAGTCAGGAAAATGTTGGTGAGAACCGTCAACGTACCTTCGGCAGTAACTGCCTGCTGTCCCGTAGGGGTTACGACCAGAAGTGGGATGAACCCGCCCGACCGGGTGCTTGCGGCTGCGCCTGCCAGACCACAGGTAAGCACTGGTACGAGCGTACCAATACCCGCTGTAACGCCCTGACCAATCATCCCCCCACCCTCGGCAGTCACCGGGGAGATCGCCCCACCCGTCCCGGTAGCCGACTGTCCAGTGAAGGCTGTGGTCTCGCTTGTGGAGGGTGCCAACAGCCCGGCTCCGGCGGTCATTGCCTGCCCGGCCAGAAGTACCCCTGACGCCACCTTGAGCAGCCCGGCCGTGGCCGCAACCGCTGACCCGACGAACACCTTGTCGATAGTCGGAGTCAGCACCCCCGATGTGATCGTCGCGCGCAGCCCGGCAGGGGTGGGGTAGGCATCCACCTGCCACCCAACATCTCCTCGTCGCACCGTTGCTACCAGACCGGGAAGTTCTCGATTTAGAAGTGATGCAATGCCGGGAGTACCTGTGACGCGCATTCCTGTAAGAAGCACAAACCACGGCGGTTGAACAATGCCTGCTATACCAGTAGCTACTTGCCCAACAAGAGCAGCATAGTCAGCCGCAAACAACACACCTTGTGTAGTTGTTGCTGCAAGTCCAACAAGCGCAACAGTTGCGTCTGTACCAAGACTGATACCAAGTTGACCAGCAATACAAGTAGCCAGTTGCCCGGTCGGCCATGGACCTGTCATTACTCCTTGAGAAAGTGTCGCACGCTGACCCTGCGGAACTAGCGCAGTGCAGTCAAGGTACGATCCATTGATGTAGTCACATGCAACAAAATCTGTGTCGAACGTGTATGCGTAGAGACCAGCACTACCTCGATAGGTAAGTTGGTACCCGTTATCCACAACATCAATGACAGGATCAACTGCGGTACCGAGATAGCATCGAATCCTAGTCGGGAAAATTCCTTGGACTTCAATTGCGCAAACACCAAGCCCAATACCCGCTGCCGGATAAACACCAAGAATTACTGAAAAATCAACTCCTCTTTTTTTAAGAACCCACTGTGTGTCTATGCGATTCCAACCAAAGAAAAAACCAGTCGTAGTAACTACACCGGGACCAGCTTCAGTAAAACTAGCTTGCTCCAATACACGCGCACCAATAGCCATTTGCGGCGTACCGGCATAGTCCTGTGTTGTGCTACCGACTGAAATTTTCCCATCAACACGATAGTCAAGTGATGGCGGTATGCCGCTCGCCCAATATCCTTCATCATCACCACCACCACTATTGTTGTGCTGTGTTACTGCATTTCCAGCACCATTAATCTCAAGTGTATTGCCATGCACACCAGAAAGTGTCCACGTTGCTCCAACTTCACCTGTATGCGAAGTAAGTGTTACCCCCGATGTGTCATTGAAGTTGTCAAGAACAAACACAATGCGCGGCGGCTCAAGCAAGCCACGTGCACTCATTAGTTTCTTGCCAACAAGCCAAACATGAGCATCGTTATTGACAAGTGGAAATGGAGAGTCCGCTCCCGATGCAGTCGTAGCTCGAAGCCCCGTGAGAGCGACATTTGGTGTGATGTTAACGCCAACACGACCAAGTAGAACTTTCGCAGCAACCGTGAATATCTGACGCTGCGTAGCCCAAAAATTCATCCAAATGGTTACGTTAGCCGCGCTTGCATCAGTAATTGGATTAGCTGGTGCACGCGCTGAAAACAACCACGAATCTTTCCCACCACCATAACCAGACCAACGATCTGCATCGGATGCGAAAATGTTAAAGGGTGCAGTGAACTCCACAAAACCAGTTGGAACAACACTCCACGTTGAGCTACTACTAACAGCATCGTTGACAGTGAGCGTATCACCATCATCCGCAAAAACGTGATAGACCTCATCACCACGAATTTCCAATGTCTCCCAACCAGCAAAGACACTAGAAGGAGCAGTCTTAGTACTAAGTGTCGGCGTAGTACGTATACCACTTGTCCATGAAAGTTTAACCACACAACCTTCGAGCAGGAACTGAGTTAAACTCGTTCCATCAGAAATCTTTGCTACTTCAGCAAGACTACGTTCCTGCGCTTGCGAAATTCGATATTGTGGTTTTCCGTAAGAAATTGCTGTTGGAGCAACAACTGAAGAGCTACTGAGAACGGTACGCGAAGCAGCATCAATCGCTGTAACAACAATCTTCTTTGCCCCAAGCGAAGTGCTGGTATACACCGCATATACGATGTCACCATAGCCAGACGGTACTGCGCAAAAGCCAGTGCCAGTAGCCCGAAGAATAGAAACTCCGGAGACTGATGTAACAAGAGTCTCTGGCGACCATGCTGTATCAAGTACCGTAACTGGATAAAGACCATGCTCGACACCAGTCCGAAAAGCGAATCCTGTTACATCAGTGGAACTTTCTGCAACAATTTGGTCTTTACCAAATAGACCAAGATTCAAGTACAACCGTTGGAAATCAAGAAGTACAACAACTGCTTCAGTTGGATCACGTGTTAGTACACCAGCAGTTGCTGTGATTTTTATTCCATTCGGACTTTCATTTGAGATAACCGGTGTTACGCTTGGAGCATTTAGTTGGCAAGTAGCTCTCATCCCAACCAATTCAGTATTAGGAACAGTAACCGCCGTGTTAATACGACGTGAATAAAAAACCAATGCTGTGTCACTCGACAGCGCATAAATACCAAGTGGCTTACCATTCTGCCGCCCAGTGGAAATACGAAAAGCTAAACCACCGTAGCCGGCGTGTTGAGTACCGGGTTGCCACGCCATCCATGTCTCATTGAGATGGTATGAAATACGAGGCCATGCGGCGTGGAAATTTCCATTTGGATCGACCGAAATAAACCCACCGCGATCTTCAGTCTGTACGTACTTGTAGAAAGGGCCAGAGTGAGGATTCGTAGAAACATACGCTCCTTGCTCAAATCCATTCGGGAAAAACCACGCACCTTTACTCGCTGCTGAAATCAGCGTATCGAAGTTCGCAAGTGGATTACCATCATCTGTTGGTGGATATGTTTGGTGTATTTTTTGATCGAGCCACAACTGAGGAGTTCGGGCTGCATCGTCATTAGTTAAGAACGCGGGAGAACCAACGATATAATTCAACTTCTCACCTGCACTTGATAGTCCTTGTGTAGACGGCAAGAACGAATTACGCAAACGACCAAGCGGAACACCAGCAAGTAAATTCTGTTGTAGCAACGAAAGAGACGGAGCAAGTGCTCCCGAACTCGTACCTGTAAGCCAACCAATTTCAAGTTGTTGAACCGGTTTTCCCAAACTTGTTGCCGCAATCCAGTGGCTCAGTCCAACAGTTACACCAGTCGATGTTACTTCAATTGTCGGACCTTGAATCGCATTAGCACGAAGCCCAACAAGTTCCGTAGCTGGTACAAGAGACCCTTGCGTCGTCGTAATAAGTAATCCAAGCGGATTACCATAAACATCACCAAGCCCAACGACACCCGGATTCGTTGTGGCTACTAAACCATTCAGTGTCCAATAAACAAATCCAGCGGCAGTCGCCGAAACTTGCCCAGTTAAAATAACTGCGAGATTTGGAACGAGTAAACCACCAGTACCTGTACATGCCTGCCCCGTAATAGATGGGCCAGTCGCAGCAAAAATAAGCCCCTGCGTACCAGTGCATGCCTGCCCGGTAAGGACTACAGCTAAATTGGGAGTGAGAACACCACCAGTGAGCGTTACTCGCTGGCCCGAAAGAAAACCAGTTACACCACCAACATCGCTGAACTCAAGAGAGACGCTGCTGCCAGTCGGTGCGGCATAGCCGCTGCCGAACTCAAGAGTTACTGCGCTCCCGGCAGGTGGTGTATACGCCATGTCATCTGGTTATGGTCAATAACCCAAAACGAACAGAAGCTGAGAGGGTGGTGAGATACGGTCCTTGCACAGCATCAACAATGGAGTAGATGACACCTTGATCTGTCTGCGTCTGGTCGATACCGATCACGATGTACTTCCCCTGAGCTAAACCGGGAAAGTTGTAGATACCATTTGCTAGTGTCTTGTACTCCCGCATCACGAACGGCGCAGTCTGCTTCATCAAGTACACCGTACGCTGCACCGGCACACCGAGCTTCACTGTCACGCCATCAATCTTGTATGTTCCTCCATACCATGCTATCTGCCCTGACCGACGTGGAGTTTGAACATGTTTAATTGGAGAAGGACCAACGGTGATCCCTAGCCCTCCATGCCTAAGTACGGGGGCTTGCCCGATGTGAAAACCACTGGTAGCACCAGCCATGACTTACCACCACGGACCAGTAATGTCGATGAGACACTGACCAGCAATTGCAGAACTGTCAATGTTAACCGCCATGAGTGATATTCCGCTCATGCCAACAATACCTGTGCTCACATCGTAATTCGAGAACGGCTTGAAATGAATTGGTGCGTAAAGACCGGGAATGCGGCCACGGGTAGATTGAAACGCAGAAATAAATTCCAACACACTAATCGAGTCAACAACCAATCCACCACCATCGGCAGCATTAGGGTAAGTCACAGCCCCGTTAATTGCACTCGCTCCAATTAACCCACTAGCTGCTGCATAAACTCTAGCTCCTGAACCAGCAGCTACTGCACCAACAGCTTGTGTGTATGACCTAGCTAAATGAAAACTAGCTGTAGGAACAGCAGTAGCTGTGGCACCAGCCAAAAGGGCCATCCCTGCAATCTGCGCATTCGTCACAACGTTTACAGTTGTGCATCCACCGCAGAACGAATTCCCTCCATCACCTGACTTATACGAAATGAAATGCCCAAAACCACACAGATACTCCACATTCGTATTCACAACAGGAATGAAAAGCATTGTTCCATCATCAGCTTCCAGTGTCCACGCGCGGGCTGTCGCATCTGATGTAGCCGATTTCTCTACGTAGTTTCCATCTGTCCGTTGTGCTACAGTAGGAAACGGATTCGTTCCCGTGTCCACATCCGACATGGTTTCAAAACCACGGAACGTCGCTTCCTTCGCACCACCCGTCGTCGTACCATCATCCAACACACGCAGATAGAACTGGTTCGTACCTACGTTACCCGGCCGAAACGCCGCCTTGTTCGTACCAGTGAACGGCTTCGTCCATCCAGCAGGTGCACGTCGCGCCAATGGTGAACCCGTAGCAGGAGTAGCTGGCGTGCCAGACACAGTATAGTCAAACGTGTTCGACGTAACGTTTGAGACCTGAGCAACGATGTTGTACTCCGACTGCGTTGCCCCGGACATTGAGTTGTACCAACCATTCTGCAAACCGTGTGCAGTCACTGTCGCCGTGGCTGTAGAACCTGAACGCGTAATCGACGCAGCAATCTGTGTCCCTCCATTGACCAGTACAGCATCGAGAAGGGCGACAAGAGCGCCTACTTGTCCTGAGAGAACTGGCCACGCAGATACACCAGTATCCGTACTTTTTGCGGTAACAACTACGCCACCAGCCATGATATGTCTCCTGCTACAATGAAGCTACAAGTTCAGGAACAACTGTTTGCGTTACACGCTCATCCGGATACGTAGTAAGCACTATTTCTGTCAGATCGGTAGGTACGAAAAGATCAGTCACAGTCAGTATGTTAAACAACTCTACGGATTGAGCAGTGAAGAATACATCAGCCGTATCACCTGTCGGCCATGTGAATGCTCCTTGTCCGACAATGAGTTGAATTCCGGAAAGCGCCTGCGTGATGTTACCGCCAATCACCGCAGTAAGCGACCCGATAGCGGCAGTAGCAGGCAACCCCGTAAGGCTGATCGTTGCACTGATGCTAGGTACGAGCGTACCTTGCGTAGCTGCCGCCGCCTGCCCAACGAGCGGAATATCGAGTACCGCCTTCAGCGTGCCGCCAGTACCCGTTGCAGCCAGTCCAGTGAGCGCAATGAAGGTACCAGAGACCGGCGTCAGCGTGCCCTGCGCCGTTGTGGCAGCCTGCCCGGTGAGCGCAAGGTCAATGGCGGGTGTCAGCGCCCCACCGACCCCAGTCGCAGCCTGCCCAACGGGCACTACTAAGATATTAGGAGTAAGGACACCACCGGCACTGGTGGTGGCTAGACCGGTCAGCGCCTGATTGACGCCGAACTCGAAAATACCCTGCCCGGTAGTGGCACGCAACCCGGCCAGTGCCGCCTGCGCGCTGACTGCTGTCGTGCCATACAACCTTACATCGTTGCCCGCCTCCGGTCCATGAAGCGTGACCGTTACGGACGTGCTAGGTGATTCCGCAGCCCCTGCAAGAAGCTGAATACCGTTGCCACTCTGCGGCGTCCGCAGGATGACATTCGCGGTGCCTACGGGCAGGGGCACGGTGCGTCACCACGGTGCAGTAACAGGCTGCAGCGTATTGACTGTTGCACCTATGAGTGTGTTCGGCCCGTAGTTAGCAACAGCGTAGTGATTCTGCGCAAGGTACGGTGTTGGCGCGGAATAGATGCCGTTCACATCTGACTGCACCCGCGACACAAACACATCCGTAGTGGTTAAGAATAGTTCAACCACAACAGATTGCAGTGGCGTGCTTGCACCGTCTACACACAACCCTTTGATGAAGTACGGCCGGTACGTGCCACCAAACACATCCATGTACGGCTCAAACTGCGAATTTGCATTCGCTCCATCCTGCCCTTGCAAGTACATCTGTGTGTTCGGATCACCACCTACGCCACGCGACGACGGCCACGCGCCGAAGTAACCATACCCGTCGATATTCGACGCCGGGGTTCGCAGCCGATAGTTCCAATCATAACGCGGCGTACTCAGATCGGTTTTCTCTTCATCAAAGATACCGAGCATCGCACCATAGATGCCTGCAATCGCTGCAGTCCAGAGCATTTGGCTCATATCACACCACCAGTTTCATGTCAGCCAACGGAGTGTCACACGCCGGAGTGATGACAACTTTTCCGGCATCAAGGCGCATGTGATGCTTACGCAACGTGTCCTTCGCCTGATCGAGCATGGCGAGAGCGTAAACAAGATTGTTAATTGACCCTGCTACGCTCATCGCTCCGTTTCTTCGCACCGAGATTTCAAGCACAGCAACTTTCTCATCGCCGTACAGATCATCCGGATCGCGCGAATAATCATTGCTCATGGCTTACTCGTCGATGACGGCCCAAATTGCCGCGTTCGCCGCTGACGCCGCAATGTTCCACTGCACAACACCCTTCGACGTTGGCAACGTAAGACCACGCGGGAACGTCCAGATAATGCCTGAACCGATGGTTGCCGGGAGATAACACCGACGCAAAAACACTGTCGGTACTGTAGGTGCGGTACCCCATGCCACCGCCGTACCCGTCTGCGCCGCCGGATCAGCCGGATTCTCCGCTTGGAACAGAACAGGAGTCGTCTGCGCTACCGAACCATCATTACCCGGTCGGCCAAGACCATACGTGCTCGCCGTCGCTGCACCGAGATTGATACCGTACTCCATCAACTTCGGTGAGTTAACCGATGACGCCTTGATGTCGAACGACGGAACCGTAGTCGTCACAACAGTGGTGTTGTTACCTTGAGAATAGATGGCCATGCCTATCTCCTTCGTGAATTGAATGTTACGCGATCTGAATCAACGCCGTCGTTGGGCCGTTTGTCGGCATCGTCAACGTGAAGTTACCCGCCGTCACCGTCTGTGACGAGAAGGTATACGAACCGACAGATTTGTTCGAGCGCGTCGTGTTGTACAGCAACGCGCAATCTGTAGTGAATGTCACTGTCGTCCATGATACCGACGCACTTGGTGTCCAGTATGCGGTCGTACCCGAACTCGTCGGAACTGTCGCATTCGTTACTGCCGTACCACCTGCTGTGTAGTTCGCCGAGGATACTTCACCCGACGATGTATACACAGTAGTGGACGGCCCAATGGTTGCAGTCGTCTGGTACAACGCAAACTTGAACGAATCGGCAGCCGTCGAGCCACGCGTGGCGCTCGACACACCGAAGTTGTGGTCGGCTACCATAAGCTCAACCTTGAACGAAGTGCAAAGTCCCGCAGAGTTTGCCATGATTTACTCCTAGATTCCGGACGCGGTACCTGCACCTTGTCCATGCTTCACTGTGACCCAAACGTCCCTGCGCACGATGGTCTCAACTGCTTCAGGATGCTCAGTGCCAATGTAGACACATTCACGCGCCCACACCCACACATCCGCTGTTTCTTCCTTCTGTTCCACTGTGATACGCAAGTCCGCTTGCCGAATACCACCCAATGTGGTGTGTACTTCACCGTTGCTCATCACCACCAAGCTTTGATCCATTTGCCTCTCCCGTGTCGCACTACATGAGCCGCAATAACGCGGTTGTTGCTGTCACGGAAGGAAGATTAATTACAAAATTTCCCGCCGTCACAGTCTGTGTTCCGCCGAAGTCTAGCACTGCGACAGCCTTGTTGCCAGAGGACGTGTTATAGATCAACGCCTGACTGGCCGAGAAGGTGGCTGATGTCCACGTGGGGTTCGCACTGAAAGTGACCATAGCAGTCGTACCAGAGATGCTAGGATCGACGTTCGTAAGTGTCGTGCCACCCGCAACATAATTCGTGCCAGATGATTCGTTGGTCGCTGAGTAAACCGTTGTGGTTTCATCGAGTGTAGCAGCAGCAGTATATAAAGCCATCTTGAAAGCATGTCCACCCGCTGCCGCAAAATTGTGTGTAGCAGTGAACAACTCTTTCTTGAAGCTCGTACACACTGCCTGCGTCATGTCGTCACTTCCTTTGTGACTACCACCGTACCCTTGAATATCTTTGTAACAACCCCGGTGGGTGACACCATTTCAAAATCGTACGTTCCGGTCGTCCACGTCCACCCGGCGGTGACGACGGCGCTGATTGTGACCGTGATCGTGTGATTCACATTGTCGAGCACGATGTCGGTCGGACTGACGAGTGCCTGCAGTATCGCGCCACCAACGCGATCCTTGATTGTCATCCGCGCGGTGTAGCTCGTCATGTCCACCGGAGTGTAGAACTGCAGGTACCCCCCACTCGTGTACGCATTGAAATCGGCGCTGTTGGTCTTGTTGAACGAGATGTGATCGACATCGACCACCGTCACCTGCTGAAAATCGGAATCACGTGGTGGATCGTTCGCGGCATTGATCTGCTTCATGCCACGCACGCTCACCACACACGCACGCCATCCAGCCTTCAGCCCATGCGCAATGGCCGTAACGACAGCGGGAGCCGCTGTCGTAATCCCTGTAATTGCTTTGTAGATGAACGGCGGCGACTCCCACCGAACGACACGTGTGAACGTATCACCCTGCAGGATTGACAGATTGAGCTTCTTGGCCATCATCTACTCCTACCCGAAGAACGGGTTGATCGGATTTGTGTCTGCTGCAACTGCCGCATTGGAAAGCTCGGTGTTCTTGGCAAGAAGCGCATTCACCAACGGATCATCAGCACTTGGTGTGTACGTGAACTCAATGTCGTGATGACCCTCGAATTCCACGTACACACTTATACGTACTGCAACACTGTCGATCCGAAAGCCCATCACACACCGTCCTTTCCAATTGCGCTTAATTCGGTCTTACGTTGCGACCCATAGCTGGTGCCAAACCACACACCAACGATACCACCGAATACGAAACCTATGATAAGGTTCAGTGCGCCCGTACGCGTGTTCGGGTCGAAGCCAATCTTCTGGTACCACACCATCTTGGCGATATCCTCAACAGTTGACTTTGCATCCGGCGCGACAGTAAACAAAATCGACGCTACGATCATGTACATCATGGGGAAGAACAGCACGGAAATCCAGAACGTCGGATTGAGCCAAAATCCTTTATCCCCAACTTGAATCGCAGTACCAAATTCGCGCGCTGCTTTAACACCACCACCGATTTCCAAAACACCGATGATGTCTGGATGCGTCACCACTGCTTCCTGCACCTTTTTCGCCAGTTCAGGATTATTCTGCAAAGCATCCACAGTCGCACCAACATTTGCTGCCGTGGCTTGTTGCCCTGCTTGGATAACACCAGCAGCCTGTGCTGCGACATTGAGTACCGTCTGCGCAATTTGCGCGTCCTTGGCTGTACTCTTCGAGTCTGGTTTGACGAGCGACATGATCTGCGGAATGTACTGCGCGAGTAACGGCAGCAATGTGAGCGCGATGCCCATGGGTTTCTCCTCCGTTGATTGTAATTCTACTGACTCATCCACGATGGGTGCGACCGGTTGCGTAGCCGCCACTCCACCATATTCCTCGAACACCTGCAAGGCTTGCTTGTCAGTGTAGCCCGTATTCTCCGACCCACCCGGCAGTGATGACCACTCTAGACGGCACTTTCGACACGCCGTTGCGACATCACCATCAATGACATCCTGTAGCGCACCACGGTCACTAGTACCAACAACAGCACCAAAGTCTTGCGCATACGGACTGAAATCTCCACAATCCTTTGGGTAGCGTTCCGCTATCCGCTGCCACGTTGTACCAAGGTCTTGGTAAGCACCGGCCGCGCGGGAACCTTGCGTGGTTGGGACACCGTAATACGGATGCGCAGCGAGGCTCGTGAGATCGGGTCGGCCATTGACGCGGTGGTACGCACGATTCGTGTGATCTGTTTCACGATGCCGAATAACCTGAAGCCACGCCTTGACATTGGCATTCCCCAGTGCTGTGACAATCGTCTCACGTGGAATCATTTATTCGCCTTTACGCTGCCGGTTTGATTGAGTACCCATGTTTACTAATGCACGTGGACTCAATCCAGATAACTCGTTTGTCTAGTGCATGCTGCATTTCTCGAAGCTTGCTGACCTCCGAAGCCAAAAGATCACGAATCGCTTCAAGAGCCGTATCTTGTCTGCCCATTCGCTTAACGAATTGACGTATAAAATATAACGCCAAAGATAAAGTCATCCCACCAATGGCAATGAGTAACCAAATAGCGAAATGCAAAAGTTCAAGCGCATGTTGTTCCACTTTCAAACCCCTCTCATTTTATATTAGCAAATGAATAGCGATCCAGTTGAGGAAGATAACGTGGCAACGCGGGAATGTCGGATTCAGTAGCACCTGCAATTGCACGTTGCTTGGCACGCAACATCATCCCCGCAGCGGGGTCAATATGCAATGCCGGGTTCTGCATATTGAACAGCATCACAGCCTGCAACTCTTTCGTTGTATCTTCGCCATTCTCCTGTGCGCGGTAAAAGTTGTTTGAGAGGACAGTTTTTTGTTGTTTCAACAACCCAATACGTTGTTGAAACGCGAAGTTCACTTCAGACTGCTCGGCCTTCACTGACGGAGTAAACCCAAATGCTTGCGACACCGTAGCCCACGGTGTGACTTCGATAGGCAGCCGATTGCCTGTGGATGTGGTGTACCCCTGCTCCTGCATCTTTTCGGCCTTGACCGGCCCCTTTAACGCAAGCGGGAGCATGTCGATCAGACCATCCATGACCTGACCATCCATCATTTTTCCAAGTCCTACGAATGCTGAAGTACCGGCACTCACTGCCGGGCCAAGCAAATTGAATGCACCACTTTCCATTTTGTTCTTAATGTCACGGCGATCCGCCATGAATCTCGAACCCGGCAGAAGGTCTTGCAACCCCATGCGCCCACCTGTATCGAAGCCGAGCACTGCGCGCGGTACACCATGCGCGATGCCTTCTGCCAGTTCTTTCCCGAATACGTCGGCAAGCCACCCACGATATGCCGTCTTACTATCAGTTGGGTTGTTCCCATCACTGGCAAGATCGGACACCCTATCCACCAGAGCACTGATCGCAGTAGCCAATGGCAGCCCCAACGTACCGGCAATGATGCTCGTGGTGGTGAGCACACCAGCAAGCGCCTTGAACCCTGCTACACGGTCCTCATGGCTCGCGTGAGGAGACACTGCATCAGCAGTCAGTCGAATCAGCAACTCCATCGTCTGAAACGAATACTGTTGGAACGACGCGAGCAACGGTGTTACTTTCCCTGCCAAACCATGACGACCAAGCGCACGCGCGGTGTTATTGTCGTTGTAGTTGAACTGTGTTTCGCGCACAGTGTCGATGGCGTAACGCGAAGCAAATTCATCCGTCTTACCACGCCGAATCGCCAAGTTGTACGCCGTCAACCCGGCGGTCAACCTGTTAATCACTTCAGTGTAGTGACTCCCCGCACTCAACATCTTGGTCGCAACCATCTGCCGTGAGTCAACACCTGATGCCATGCGACCAAGCTCGTGGCCTTGCGTCGTATCAAGCTGTCCGGAATCGAGCAGCTTCTGCACGAACGCACGTTCCTGCGGCAACAACCCGGACTTCTCAAGCGGAAGTGATAAGTCAAGCACACCGCGAATTGCACCGTGCATGCCACCGAGTTCCTGCCCTTGGTTCCATCCAGACTCAATGGCGCTCTTCACCAACTTGAATGACTTGGCGCTCGACACACCCATCTCTTTCGCGGTGGCAATGAACCCATACCGACTGCCGATCACTGGTAATGTCAAGTGATACGGTTGCACCATGTTCGTCAACCAGAACGCCGGGCTGAATGCGAGAAAATAGTTGAATCCGAACGACTTCAATACGTCGATATTCGGTGATACCACAGGACTCATGCTGTTCGAGAAACGACGGCTCATCTCCGTCATCACCTCTTCCGCATAATCCGCATGCTCCGGTCCACCTACGCCCACTTCACGTAGCTTGTCGATTGTCTGCTTCATCGAACCGAATGCTTCATCGTACTTCGGCATCGCATACCCATTGGCAACCATCGACGCCATGCCCTCCGCACGCTTGGAGAAGTTGCGCACGAAGTCCGCATCTGCGCCGGGTACGCCTGTACCCTTACGTTGTGCGAGCGCCTTTTGCGCCGACGAATCCGGAAGCGCATCGAGATACTGACGCTTCAAGTACGCACGCATGTCGGCTTTATCTTTACCCGCAAATTGCGGATCAGAGTCGATACGTGCCAACAGGTTGTGCACGAATTTCGGCACACCCTGCATGTGGTTCATTGAGTCGGAATCATGCAAACTGCCTGCACGCAAGAACTCCTGCGGAACGCTGTTGGGCATAGCGAGCAACTTGGCATACGCAGCACTCCGTTGTGCCGGATTCTCGAATCGCAGCATCACGGTGCGATCAGCATTCGGTAGGTTAATGACCTTACCGAATGGCTGAATTGCCTGTTGCATGGCTCCCCAATGCTGTGCTCCATCCGCAACTTTGTACGAGATGAAGTATTCACCAGAGCGACCCAAGTGCATATACGGGTTGCTGACAGCCGTCAAATAATACTTCTCGATGTCACGCACACTCGCGCGCAAATTTCCTTTGTCGCCTTGCACCGCCATCGCGTCAGTCAGCGTCTTGCGCACAAGCTTGTCGAGATTATCCGAATACGGATCGAAGTAATAATCAGGACGCGAGTTCGTACCTTCACCCAACGCTTTATTGCCGATGGCAAGAACGTCAATCATCTTCTGCAGTTGCGGCGACTTATCGGAGTAGATGCGCAACGTGTCACGTAGCATCATCGCCGTGTGTTGGATGTAGTTCTTCCGAAACACACGGAACGACTCCTCGAACGGTTTCCGAAACTCTTCAGGCAACTGCTTATACTCTGCGATTCGTTGGGCGATGTACCCCTTGTTCGATGGGTCGATCTTCGGATTCAAGTGCATGTTCTCGCCGTAACTCTTCGAGAAATCTACACCCAATGTAGTTGAATCATACGCGAACTCCATCAACTGCCTATTCATACTTTCGCGTCGTGACGCGGGCAGCTTTGACAATGCCAGTTGCAGCGGCATCGTCACTGCGTTGCTAAACTCAAGTTGTTTCGTCTGACGCATCATTCCCTTGATGTCATCAGCATTCATGTACGCGTGCATGCCCGGCACAAGTGTGCGTAGTGCAGGAACCTTGTCCACCCACTTTGCCATGTTGAACGTCGTAGACGCCTGCCACAAGAACGCACGAGTCTTGCCACCAAGCGTACCGAGAGACGCATGATTCGCAATAAGTTCATCCCACTTGCTCACCAGTGCGCGCCCTGCAGAATCAGTCTGTGCTGCCGCACCAGTAGCCGAATGATCGTACGACAAACCTTCAGCCGCGCCAAAACGTGAGTCACCCAAGAACGACTTCGAGATCGAGACCGCCTTGTTCAACGCGTTGGTGTCGTATGGTGAGAAGCCAAGCAGTTCGCGCACCCAATCAACGAATTTACGCAATCCGCTACGCGCATCGTAGGACTGAGTATCAAGCCACGCTTGAAACTTCTCGTTCGACAGTGCTTCAGCAACGAATTCCTTTTCATTCGCGAACGCCTTATCAAAACCTGAACCACGCTTCTTCATCTCAGCCATGAACGAGCGCAGATCGGTCAGCGAAGCCATGGCTGCCTTTTCTTCGGCAGTGTGCTGCCCGACTACCTTCTTCAGCGCAGCTTCTGCCAACAGAATCTTGCTCACCGTCGCTGCATGCGTCGTCTCGTGCACAATCGTGTGCGGATTCTCACCACCCGTGTAGATGTTAACCGTGTCAGTCTTGTGGTTGTACCGACCATAAACACGATCCCCATTGGCATCAGTAGCAGCTTCGTCAAGCACTTTGACTTTTGTTTTCAGATCGAGAAGCTGCAATGACGAAGCCATATACCGCATCCAGTCCGATGTCGCAGTATCGGCCAGATGCGACAACGTACCGCTAAGATCACCTCCCTTCAGAACTTCAGCAATGGCAGGTGAGTAGCTATAGTTCGGAAGTTGCGACTGCGCATACTCGAACCCCGGATCAAGCTTGGCCAAACGCGTTATTTCCGCAAGTGCTGCAGCATCAATCACAACCTTATTAGGTGGAATACCTTTCTCGGCTGACACACGCATACGATATGCCTGCTCATACCTATTCATCAAATCTTCAGTGGTAGCCTGCGCCTTTTCACGCACACTCGCATTCACATCGTAAATGCGTTCCAACTGCGCGACTCTACCTTCACGAATGGGTTTACCTTGTGCGTCAGGGATAGGACGCCCCAATGCGTCTGTCACAATCCGCCCACTGCTCTCAGCCGTGTTTTCCGCAAGTTGTGCGTCTTGTGGTGAATACTGCCGCAGCCAATCAATTGCATCTCGCGCGTTGGCCATCAACATTTTCGGATCGAGCTTCTCTTGAGAAAGCATCGGGGTAATATGCGCACCGGTTGGTTCCCCGGCAGCCATGTCCTTCGCCTTCATATAGTCCATCACCCACGTGCGATTACCCGAACTACCGCGCGATTCATTCGGATCGTAGTGATGAAGCTCGAAATAAAACTTGTAGTTCGGCGTGACGTTGCGTTGTTCCACTTCCGGTACTGTCGGTCCAATCCTCGCCGCCTTACTGCGCGCAATGTCCTGCTTGCGCATTGGCTTGAAATCGGGCGTCTCGTACGAGACCGGGCCGGACGGCACTGTGCGGGTGAAATCGCCCCACGGTACACTCTCACCGGTTGAGTGAACAACCACCTCTTTGGGCGCAGCGACCGGCGCTCTGGAAGCCACGGGAGGAGGCATTTTGGCAACCTCGGCAACCGGCGCTGCATTGAGCAGTCCTACTACTTCAGGCGTTGCGGCGGGGGCTTTGGCATTCCCCGGTGGGCGTTGCTCAATGACGCCGCCACCGCCTGATTCTGCGGGTGCCCCGCCGCCACCATTTCCTTGATGTTCTTCGACACTACCGCTTGGGATGACCCCCTCTGCAACGGCATTTGGCTTCTCCTTGGTTAACAGGGCTTCTTGCCCTTGCCCCCCGGCTTCGGCATTCCTTTTCCCTTCGGCATTGGCATTGGCATTTTGCTCATTGAAATTCTCCAGTTTTGTAACGAGTGCATCCATCGTGTCGCGGCTGACCGTGCCACGCTTCATCGCATCACGCGCAGCGCGCAACGCGTTCAGTTGCTGCATCCACAACTTCTTGCCATCAGCAGTCTTGACTGCCATCTCGACACGCTTAAAGTTCTGACCCTTCAGCACAGACACGTCTATACCGGCGTCAGTGGCGGCTTTCTCCCACGTGCGCATCAGATCGGAATGTGCAACCGGCGTGTTGCCGTTGATCTTCCCCGCCATGGCGTCGTCGGCGAGTCTGTTCGCGGCTGCAATGCGCGCCTGTGCATCAAGCAACACCGTATGCTTCGCTGCGGGATTCGTCCCCACCCCGCCGGGTTTCGGCGGCACAGGCTCATGCACAGCCGCAACACGCTGCGCATACGCGGCATCAGTCTCCAATGCTTTCTTGCCGCCCGCGCGCTCGAACGCTGCTTCCATCGCGGTACCACCACCGCCACCACCGCCACCGGGCGGGGGCTTGCCACCACCCTGATCGTCGAGCGGAGACGGACGTTCGCCGGGCTTGCGATTCATTACCGGCATGAGGTCGAGTTCGCCTTGGTTCGGATTCGTGTGTGGGAACGGAAGTGCTTCACCCACATCGGTTGATCCACCCTGACGTGGCGACGGTTCAAGCTTGAAATTGTCCGGATTGAACGGAGACTCGCGTCCGTGCCAATAGCTGTTATCGAGCGTGAGTTGGCCCTGCCCTTCGGAGGACGTGGCGGGAGCGGAAGCTTCCGGGGCCATCGTGGACATATCGTTCGGATTACGCCAACGATCCGCTTCCTGTGGAAGCAGCGAACGCAAGTATCCAACATAGCTTGCGCGCAGCACACCCTCATTCAGTTTAGTCTCGCCCTTCTTGCCAAACGGCAGATTCTGCTGTTTGATGAAATCCGTGGTGAACTCCGAGAACGATTGCGCGCCTTTAGGTGGATTGGCAAGCAACACACGATCTTCCGCAGCACGTTGTGCCTTGGCGTTCGCAACAGCCATTTTCTGACCTTGCTCCACCTGCTTTTCACGAGCAGCAACCGCTTCCTGCTGCGCTTGCTGATCCTTAATTCGCTGCTTCTCAGCTTCACTATGGTTCGATGCTTCGAGCGCATTCATCCGCCACTCGCGTGCTTCGTCCTTCCCAACAAGAGGTTCAAGCTGCGGCACCAGTTCACGCGTTGCCGCCTGAATCTGCAATGGGGTTGATTCCGGATTCTCGGCGATCTTGATAAGCGATGCGTTACGTTGCTGATGCACGTAATGTGTCATAGCACCAATCGGTGCAAGAATGCCCGTTAACGCAAGCATCGGCCCAATGGACGATGTGGCAGCGTCCCATGGCGAAGTAGATGGCAACCCGGCCTGCCCTTCAAGCGCCGCCGTTCCGGCAGCTTGGGTCATGCCCGCGCTCACCTGCACACCTGTGTTGGTTGCAAGTTCGCGCGCAAATGACTTGATGAACTCTGGTTCACGTATCTTGGCGAGCGCCTCTGGCACACCGTACGTGCGGCCGAGCACGCGCGGGATCATGCGCTCCGCACCACTGATGAACCGACCGCCAAGACCCACTCCTACGGTCTGCACGGCAGCCGTAAGCGCCCCTTCCTGCCGCGCGAGAGTCTTGGCCTCATCCTCGGACTTCCCCGCCGCTTTGGCTCGCTCGTACGCTTCCTGTGCTGCTTGTGTACCAAAGGCCAATCCGCCGAGCGCACCACCCCCGATGGCTGCTACCCCCGCCGGAGCACCGAGAGCGGCCAGTGCAGGTACCGCCGCCATCGCCCCAAGGGTCGGCGCAACCATCTCCGCACCCTTAGTAAGCGCCCCCACAACCGCGCCATGTGCGTCAGGGTTCACATCCTCGGCGATCCCCGCCTCGCGGAGCTTGGCACGACTTACCAACCCAGTGCCAATATCATGCAGCGTGTCACCGGGTTGCCCGGTGTACTGCATGATCTGCCCGGCCATGGTAGGAATACCCACCGTAGCACCACGCACCAAACCCGCGCCGATCTCACCCAACGCACCACGCGGTTTATTCTCTAATTCTATTTGCTTATCTATCCACGCTTTCTGTGAATCAGAAAGCTTGTCGTATGCAGACAACTTTGGAACCGGTGGCTCAACCGGTTTTGGCATTAAGGGGATCGGCATCGACAGATATTGGTCGATGCTTGGCAAGTCCAATGGCATCCTAGTGCCCCTGTACTTGGTCGAGCCGAGAATTACGTCGTGCTGCTGATGTTGGGTCTTGCGCCTTGAAATCCTCTGCTGTTATATGGACAGGATTACCTAGCGCATCACGTGTAAACACTGAACCCGGCTGCGACATGTCAGGAACAAGTGGTGCAATTCTTGGCAGTGGTGGGAACCGCGATTCGTGCGCAATACTGCGCATTGCCTCGGCATTACCTGCTTTCGCTTCTTGCGCGTAGCGTTGTCCCCGCACAATATCTTCAAGATGTGGCAACGCTGCCAACTCATGCCCACGTGCTTGTGTAGCGATTTCATGCGCACGTAACAGGTTCGACGCAACATTCTGTTCGCCTTCCCGCTGTACACGTTGCGCACCACTCAAAGCCAACGAGGTTGAAGCTGCGGCATGTTCAGCACCAGAATTTGCTGCCATTACAGAAGTCATGTCACCAATCAGCCGCGCCCTATTACGCAACATCGTACGACCACGCAACCGATCCACGATACCCGGCGATGCAAGCAGCGGTTGCGCTTCACGTTCGTAGTTGTCGATCATGTTGAACATATGTGGATGGATCATCCCCATCCCACCACCGTACGCAGGCGCAGATGTGGGTGCTGCAACTGCACCTTCACCGAAATTCCGCACTCTTGAAAGAAACCCCGGCACTGACGGCAGCGGCGAACCTTTGCGCTGTAAATCATCAAGACCGGCCGCGCCCATGTTGGTGAACAACGGCGACTGCCCTCTGGCGTCGATTCGTGTCACACCTGACGACACAGTAGGTTGCATTGTGTACGGCAATCCGGTTGTGGACACACCACTATCAGAACCTGCAGGCAATCCCGCGATGGAAGGCGCTCCTGCAGCCGCAACACCACGCTCCGTACCCCTCAACCCACCGGGTAGTTGAGATGCAGCATCAGCTTTCATACTCACCGCCGCATTCACGGCATTCTGTGTAACCGCAGGTGGTTGTGCCGCAGGTGGCGCAAGCTCGCCACTTGTATTCATGTTGTCGGGGCTATTACGAAGTGCCCACGTAATAGCATTCAGCCCCGGAACTACATCATAAAAAGCCATGTCAGTTGTCCCAAGTGAACCCGTTTTGACCGAACTCGAATCGTATCGGGGCCGACATCTTCCGGCGAATGTCCCTCAACGCTTCTGCAATCGCATCAGTGAATCGCTTCTCGTGATCCGCTGCTGCCGCTGAATGCCCATCAATATCCGACGTGCGCAATGCGCGATACGCTGCCCATTCAAGCATATCTAGTTGATGATCTTCATCAAGCTCACAATCCATGTCCATCGTGTCGAGCGTGAAACGGTCGAGCGGCAACCGCGCAACGCGGATGTACACGAGCTTGCCTGCCTCGCTCGCACTCGGAGCCGGGTACACCGTGAGCGTCACCGCCTTGGTGTCAACATCCAAAGTTTCGTCCGTAGAGAACGCAATTGGAGTACCGGGATTAAGTTGTGCCGCCGTGGCCGGGTCGAACCACGCCGGGTCTTGCTTCGAGATCACATTGATTCGCGCGCGACCCACACGCACAAGATCAGCCGTCTGCACGTCATAGCGCCCGGATACCACCGCAAGCACACTCGAATGCAGCACATACGAAGAGACGCCAGTCGCCAATGTGACTTGCGTCACTTCCGGTGTACTGGCGTCTCGCAGCGAGAGCGTCTTTCGAGCGAATCGCTGCTGCGCATCGTTAATGTATCGAACTAGCGTTTCATCGGACCAGAGATGATCGTCAGGACCAGAAGCAAGTTCGGCATTGTCGCGGAGCAGGTTCTCTCGAAGCTCCGACAGGAGTTCTTCGAGGTTCATTGTTCGTTACGCCGCAGCCTCAGTGGCCACTTGCGCTTCCGTGAGGACCGTGTAGGGGAACCGCAATTTCTTGCGATAGCCGATGACCTGATTCGTGCTCGTGTCGATCTGCGGCACATCCTGTACTGCGTCATTGAGTACATTGACGATACACTCCGGCACATGCGCGGGATCGCCCGGCTTCAGTACGAACGTGCGTCCATTGACTGAAATGAATTGCCCGGTCGGTGGAATGTTCTCATTCTCTTCAAGCCGAATCCAGATACGGCGTTCGGATACTTCCTGCTTCGCGCGGGACTTCAGCGGTTGCACTTCCTCGTCGGTTGCGAGCAGTTCGCCTACGCTTCTCTTGGTCATGGTCAGTCACCCTCTTCGGTTGAACACGCCTCGTCGAACGCATCGGCGGCTTCGGAGTCGTCGGCTTTCAACGTCGGTAAAATTTTGGTGATGAACGCGAGCGCCGTCTTGTCATCGGAGAACGCGTACTCCTTCCAAGGATTACTGTACATACCCTTGGAACTCTTGTTCTTGGCCATGACCGCCGGATCACAAACCTCGACGGTATACCCGTTGGCCAATCTTTCCACCCGCATGACGGTCTCGCTCATTTCTTTGCTCCGACCTTGTTGAGCGCGGGATTCTTGCGCTTGGCTGCTGCGGACGCACCGCGCGCACCTGCAGCTAGAATAGCACCGGCACGTGCGACAGGGATGCCCTGTCTCGCTGCGATGCCCGCAGCGGCCTTCTTGAACCCCGGATGCGGCATACCGGCCATGGTGTACCCCTCGAACGACAGGGGGCCGAAGCCCCCTACCGTCTTAGCCGAATGCGCGCCACGAGAACGACGACGAGACCGCGATGTCCGCAGCCTTGATCGTGAAACTCGTGCCGAGCGCCGACGTGGGCGCGTTGACCGTAATACCGGAGCCAACGTCGAGCGTGCGCGTGCCTGCTGCGACGGTGCGAACCGCGCTGTTCGCCGCCATGCCTTCGTACCACTGCAGCGTGATCCGGTTGGTGCGGTCCACCCACTCGATGTACCGAGGAGTGAAGCCGACCGTGATGGTGGTATCCACCGCGCCACCGGCATCGGTCACGACTTGACCGACACTGAGGTCGATGATCCCACCCGCTTGCGTTTGCGAATTGGTTGTCAGGGCCATGATGTTTCCTTGAAAGGTTGAATGTTGGGTTGGGTTACGCGGTCAGGATCGAGTTCCACGTGCCGCTGACCGCGCAGAAAAAGATCGCAGTCTTGTTCGCCGCCATGGCGAACGCGGTGTTGGCCGACAACGCGTTGATTGCGTCACCAAGCGAAGGGAACACGTTCATCGAATTGGCCCCAGCCGCGTTGATGACAATGACGGGAAAGCAACCTGCAACAGCGAGCGGCAGCTTCACCGAATCCGCTGCCGTGGCTACCGTCACCACACGATTGACATGCTTCGTGAACGCGATTGCGTTGGCCTGACCACCACCCGCGAGTGCCACAATCGCATTCGTAGGATCGGTTTGGTCAAGTTGCATTTGCTTGTCGGCATAATCCACCGACCGGGCATTGACATCAGCGGGAGTCATAATGGGCATATCAATCTCCTTGGTTGAGGACGGGGGCCGAAGCCCCCATCAGATTGATTACGCCGTCGCCGCAACTTCACAGCGCACGAAGAACGCATCCTGCAGGATGACGGCCGACTGCCACGCCTTCCAACCGACCGTTCCACGCTGCGCGAGCGGATCGCCGGGCGCAGGCTTCGGGTTCACAACCATCGGCGTGATCGAATCCTTGCCCTTCAACGGCACGATCCCGTACGCATTCGCAGCGATGAACAGGATCGGATACACGTCCGCAAGCGTACCGGACGTACTGCGCATCGTGCCCTTGGCACCACCCGCGTCGGCGAACGGCGCGAAGATCGTGCTCGTCAGGTAACGCACACGCTCCACCGCACCGATTTCGTTCTCGTACGGCGTGGTCGTACCGTACTGCTTCGGGTTGATGTAGCCCGTCATCGAGCGGATGTCCGTCTCGCAATCCGGGTGGGTGAGTGCGATGAACGCCGCCTCGACCGGTTCCGTGCGGTAGTCCGGAGTGGACTTGACCACCGACGTAATCATCTTCGCGTTCTGCCGCAGCATCGACGTAGTGATCTGCCGTTGCAGCGCGAGCACGACGGGCGTGTTGACCGCATTCCGCGCACCACCGTTGGCGTAGAACACGTTCGTTCCGGCCTTCAGGATGTTGAAGCGAATGGTCTCGATGGTCATCCCGGCTTGTTCCGCCATGATGCCCGTCGCTTCCGACAGAATCGGATCTTCATGCGTGTCCATCACCACGTCGGTGATCGTCACGTAATCACCGTACTGGTTCAACTGAACCGTGTAGTCGGCGTTCGCCAAACGATTGCCCGCCGGAGTCACACCTTCCACCAGAGGCGTCAACGCGAGTGGCACGAAGTAGTTGCCCGCGCCAGAACCGGCCGAACCGGTCGCGCCCTGCAAGAAGTAGCGCCGGAACTTCGCAGTCTTGGTGTTGTTCTGCGGAATGGGATACGACTGCCCGAACTTTTCGAGCACCATGTACGGCATCGCGCGCGAGAGCAATTCCTTGATGACGTACGCAGCGGTACGGGGAGAAATATCCCCATAGTTGACGACGTTGGCCATGATGTTTCCTTGTCAGGTTGAAGTTGAGTCGTTTACTTCGCGCCCACCGCTTCATCCCACGCTGCATCGAAATCCGATGCGTCTGCCTGCGGGGTTGTGGGGGCACTTCGCTTGGAATCGACCACACCTAGCGCCTTGGCCGCTTTCTTGGCTGCCGCTGAGATTTCGGTCACTTTGGGAGTTACCGGAGCTACCACTGGCGCTCCTGCTACAACCGGAGCGGCTTTCCGCCCGGTCGCAGTCTTGAATTCACTGATAAGCTCAACCACTTCGGTTGGCTCTCCTGTGTTGATGATCTCTTTGGCGATTCGCTGTCTTGCTCCGGTAAGTGATTTGTCCACCCAATCGTGCACGGCATCGTACATCGCATCGTCGTAATCGCCATGCGTACCTTGGATCACAGCAAGTGCCGCATTCTCAGCCAACGTATCGGCCGCGACCGCTCCACGTTCAGCCATCGGACCATACACGCGGGCAATCTCGGTAAACACATGGTCAACCAACTGGGTGTACTCCTTGCGCCGACGTAGCGCCTCACCCTTGATGACATCCGGCCACTGCTTCTCGTACTCCGTTAGAAACTCCTGCTCGTCCGCTGCATAAAGCGGCGGCGTTTCTGCAGCAGGAGCGGCGGGAGCAGTAGGTGCAGCGGGAGTCACTACAACAGGGGGAGCGGCACGTTCGGACTGCAACGCCTCGAACTTCGCCTTCCAGTCGGTTTCGTCAACAACCGGCTCGACCACTGGTTCCACAACCGCAGTCGGTTCTACCACCGGCTCATCAACAATCGCGCCTTTCGCGGCAACCGCAGCGTCGTCAACCGGCGTAGTTTCGACCTTTGCTGCCGGTACAACCGGCTTCACTGCGCCATCGTCATCATCCACAGAGGTTGATGGTTCGGGAGCAAGCAACGAGTCGAACACTGATGACATCGCGTCGTACGAGGACAGCGGCGTCTCAACCAGTGGCGTTTTCACGGGGTCCATGAGAGAGCCTTATAGGGAAGTTGAAGGTAGTTGTCAAACCTTCGTGGTTGCTACTGGGCGATCTTTCAGGTATTTCAGGACGCGCCTGAATGCACGAGCTTCACCCTGCAACCCCCACACCTCTTCGGAAGAAGCGTCAACCATCTGGTTTTTCACGCGCTCGTAATCATTCTCCATCAGCGCCAAAAGCGCGATTCCGAACCGTTCCCCCGAACCTGTGCGAAGTGATGCTTGATGCTCTTCCACTTCAAGTTTGGTCAAATTCATTTCTTACCCTTTTTGGTTGTGGGTGGTTTCAGCGGCGGTTTTTCCACTTTTTTCTCGTCAAGGTGCATCTTCGTCACAATGCCATCCGGCAGTTGGTGATCGCCTGCTTTTGCTGCAGCCACATCCTGCGGTGTGACACCTTGTTCCAACCCGGTGAGGATCGCGTTGTACGTCGCTGCTTCACCCTTCGCAGAATTGGTGTCGGCTGCCGTCAGATTTTTCACAGCCTCGGCAAGCAACTTGCGAATCGTCGCACGCAGAAGTTCTTCATTCATCGTCTGCTGTGACTGCGCTTGCGCTGCTTGTGCAGCTTCACGCTTCTTCGCTTCATCATCATCCACCATGACGGACGGGTCCATATCACGAACAGCGATACGCTCACGCAGCAACTTGCGATGATCGACGTAGAGCTTCTCCTCCGGCGTCAACGTCGCCGCCAGATTGTCATAACCAATGCCACGCACTTCCTTGGCGATCAGACTCGTCGATCCCTTGGCAACTGGCTGAAAATCACCCTTGATCGACTGCTTTGCATTGAAGTATTTGTTGAACAACACAAGTGAGCCAATTACCGATTCAGTGAACACGTCGAAATTTCGTACCACATCCTTGAAGGGTAACGCTGCCAGACCTTGCAGCATGGATGCACCAGCAGCCGTGCGAAACGGCTCACTCGGCCCCTTCTGCATGTCGCCGCCTGTCGCCGGGTTGACGAAGGTCTCGGCATCAGCGAATTCGCGGAATAGGTTGTTGATCTTCAGCAACTCGTCGATGTGACTATCGAACGTGATGGTGCGTACGGCCGGATACGCAAGAGTCGCGGGGGAATCATCATCACGCGGCCAGATTTTGTACGCACTCACAGTCGAGACGTCGGCCGTGGGATCGAGCAACGCCTTGTTTACTTCGAGATTGGTACCACACACGACACCTGCGTTGTCGAGCGCCATGCGCGCTGTCGCCGCCATGCCAAGTTGTGAATCACGCATGATGAACGGTAGACCATTTCCCACCAACGAGGTGTCGTCCTCCTCGAAGATGAACTGATGGTACGAACTGATCGGGTCGTCCTCACCGACAATTGACCATGGATTGAGCGTGGCGCGAACGACGGTGCTGTCAAGAATCCACACCACCGCACTTACCATGTCGGCGAGTTTGTCATCCGGTATCTGAATACCACAACCTTTTAGGTAGTGTCCTGACAGCCCACCGTCCCACACCAAAAGCTCGTACTTGCGCCCATCCTGAATGGACGTGTTCAACGCCACACCCATCGTGCGCAACTCCTGCTCATGCTGCTTCTGTTTGTAGTTCCCGTTACGGTGCTCCTTGAGATACTTCTTGATGACATCACCCATGAACTCGCTGTTGTTGGCGAGCTTGCGCACCTGCGCGCGTGACATCACATAACGGTGGAACTGCCCGTCCATCTGGTGCAGATACTTCGCGCTCATGTCCGGGTAGTAGTCCCAAATCGGGACGAACTCGAACTGTGGAATCAGAATGGTCTCATCCACCGGAGCCACTTGATTCGACTGTGGATCGAGCTTCCATCGGCGTTGCTGCCGGGCCTTCGCCATCGGCCCCTTCAGCACGCCCATACCAAACAACACACCCGATGAAAGCACCTTACGGCACAACGCGACATAACCCAACATCTTCGCGCCACCCAACTCGGTAAGTTGATCCTCGATCTCAATTTCAAGGTTCGCCGCACGTTTCTTAGCGAATACCATCACTGCGTCAGTGATAGACTCATCCGTTATGGGTGTGTTCTGATCCTGCATCAGTTGGTTAAGCACCGACTGCAAGTCCTCCACCGTGAGATTCGGCACTGGTGACGGCTCGACGCCCCAGTTCTTTTCGCTCGATGGAAACAGTAGATTCATCAACCGTGACACCATCGACACACACTTGATGCGCGTGATGCGTGGGTACGCTTTGCTACGATCACTTGGGATCGCAGCAGCGACCGCTGCGTCGTATTGACCGAGAAACTGGCGCAAATTCTGCGTCCATCTCAACTCGGCAATACGACGATCACTCTCATACATCGTGAAGTCCGTGCCGAGCTTCACACCAAGCGAGCGAATCTTGTCCGGGTCGGGTCGCAAAGCCAGTTCGGGTGTGACCGCAGAGGCGTCGGTCGTGGGAAGCTGAGTTTCATCCATCTTGTTCTCCGATGATTACCGCATCACGTAGTGATTGATTGCTCTACGCGCGGGACCAACCTTCGCCTCGTTACGCCGCGCCTCCCGCGCAGCGGAATGCTGAAAATATCGACACAGGTACCCAAATCCATCGCCCGGATGCGAACTCTGGTTCTTCTCCGGCTCTTCCTTCAACAGTTTACCCCTCCTGTCAGTCTCATAGCGCCACCCACCCTGCAGCGAACGAATCAAATTCTTGCAGCGAGGGTCAATTTGCAGCGCCGGGATACCCTGAACCAGTCGGGTTGAAAAATACTCTATGGCTTCGATGCGTAATGGAAGCCGATTGTTCAATCCATCGGGAAAAGCGACCCGAAAACCCCCTTTTCGCTTGTCGCGGAGGGTGTCAACGATGGTTCTTTCGTTGTTATTCGACCTCGTATCAGCGGCCGGATCGGGCGCAACTATGAACTCAAAACCGTTAAAACGAGCCTTTAGTAGCGGGTTCAAGCGGTCAGTGATGATTCTTTCGGCCCCCATGTCGCGCTGACACAACTCATCGACGACAAGCAAGCGCCCATTCAAGTCCTGCTGACCGAAAATGAGCGCACTTCCTGACAATCCGGGGTCAAAACCGGCCACCAGAGGCAAATGCGGGTTCGGTTTTAGGTATGTCTGCGCAACGTGAAGCTGCGCATTGAACGTCGTGATGACGGGAGTACCTGAAAGTGAGTACCCCCACATGCACTTGATGAATTTGTTAACCCACTGGGGTGATTTTCCTATTTTCAACGACTCGTAATACTTCGCACCCCCCGGCAAATTCTCAATATTCTCCGCATCCGGGCCATCGCCCGCCGGTTGTATCCACAACATGACATTGGCCGCAATATCCGCATTCTCAAGACCGAGATATTGGTACCACTCATCATCCTCATTGCCCGGATTCGACGAACCCCACATACCCCAGTTGGTCGCACCACCATCAACTTTCGACGGATAGCGCCCACATCGCGCAGCAAGAGCTTCTCTAATTTCCGGTGCAATTTCGACAAACTCATCGAAGATTGCGAACGTAATTTCGAGTGAGAGTACGCGTGCCACGTCATCAGCCGTGTCGAGCGCGCGGAACAGCACCTCACACTCAACGTCCCCGAAACGAAGCATGAAATTCTTGTCGGTCGCACGCCAGTCCCCCGCAACGCCATCCTTGAACCAGTAGTTCCACGATACAAGCGTCGTATCCTTCAACTGCGGCATCGTGTTACGCACAATCACTGCCCGCGAGCGCCGGATACCATCGACCGGTGAGCGTTCCTGCTGTGCTGCCATGTACACGAGCTTGAAGAAAATGCCGGTGGTCTTACCTGACCCCACCGGCCCGATGATCCAATCGTGAAAAAGTTCCGCCGCCTTGTAGTGCCGAATGAACTTCCGGACTGTGGGCGGCGGGGTGTAGTTGATTGATGCCATCAGTGTGCCTTTGCAGCAACGATCTTCAGCACCATTTTAGCGAAGTTTTCGACGAGTGTTTCCACCGAAACATCGCCTTGCCCTGCACGGTTGATGCACCACTGCGCAAGTTGCTCGGCAAGAACAACGATGGATGCCTGTTCCACTAAAAGCTCGTCGGTTGCGCAACCGCGCGGGTTAACTGCATGAAGCCCGTCTGCAGCGTTGTACACGCAGCGGCGACCCATCGCGTGTCGAGTTTCGGGTTCAGCATCATGCCTTCGACCATGCGGCCGATGTCATTGCCGAGCGCCTTGATCTCGTTCATCAGTGCAACTTCTTCAGTATTGAGTTGCCGATATCCCGTGATCTTCGGTTGCACAAAGTACTCGTCAATC